TTTCAAGTATTTAACATTATTTGCTTGATTGATAAAAGTTGCTATTGAATTAGCTTGGTGAAACGTTGCTTCTTTTGCTTGTTCTATTGCATAATTACGAGCTTTGCTTAATTGCTTGTCAGTTATATTATCTACATCTATTTTATTAGATGTAATATAATCTGCTAAAGCTTTTTTGTATGACGACTTTAACCCTAAACCATCTTCAGCTTCTAATAAGTTATCATTTAAATTAAACAACTTTCCTAATGTTTTTTCAAATATATCATGTTTAAATGTTTTTCTTGAGTTCTGCAGCCTTGATTGAGGATTATATTTGTTTTCGTTAAGTTCTAACCTTGATTGAACATCTATATTTTTAAAATCTTCTTT